CGCTTCATGCGCTCCCGGCATCGGTATCGCTACCGAGAACCCGGGACTGGATGAGTCGCAGCCCAACTGGACGCTGCTGGATCAGTTCGGCAATGCCCGTGATGACCAGCGCGGCCAGCACATCGGCGGCCCCGGCATCAGCGCACCCAGCCAGAGTGATGGCATGGAGCAAACGCTTCCTGCCGCCACTGTACGGCTGTACGACAACACTACGCAGACAGGCGATGGAGGCATGACCTTCCCCGCTCCTGGCGCAGAGCTTGTCGACTTGGCTGTAGGCTGGGTCGAAAGCGCGTAATGTCTCAGCTGTTGCACATTCTCGGCACTGAGGGGGGCATCCGCCTCGTGCCGAGTTCTGCCAAGCCCACCCGAACGACGCAGGGGCTGCCAACAGATCCTGCTGGCGGTCTTCCGGGGCTGGCCATAGACCTGACGGGCGCCATAACGCATCACCATCAGGGGCTTCCGTTTACGGCTCAGGGGCGTTTGGCGGCAGAATTAGCGGCAGGCGTACCCGCGTACTTCGGGAGTGGCGCAGCGCCGTTCTCAGCAACCGGGAGGCTGCTGTTTTCGTCTGACCCCGCTATAGCGTCTCACATAGCGCGTGTGCCGTTCGCAGCCGATGGTAGAATACGGGAGTATGTGGAGCCGTGAAGGCACCAGTAAGAGTAAACACAAGGCTGAAAAGTCAAAACAACACCCCAAAGAGGGTAGGAGTTAAAAATGTTAGCAGAAGCAGATAGTGGGTTGACAGCAATGGCGATGGAAGGACAGAGAGGTCGCTATAACGGCGATGAATTTCTGTTGGTGAAATTTTTCACCCATCCGAAAGTAAGCCCGGTGAAATCGGCAGAGGCCGGACGGCCTATATTTATCGAGACACCGTACATCCAGATCATGCAGCCCGGCAACAAGGATTCGATCATAATCCGCCCGGCTACGGACATGGACAAACAGCGTTTCGCGGAGCATTACCGCAAGTACGAAGCGCGTGACACCGAAGAACATGTGGAAGGCACCCTGCTCGAAGAGTGGCCCGGCATTACCCGCAGTCAGTGTGAGGAACTGAAGTTCCTGAACATTCGCACCGTGGAGCAGTTGGCCAACGTGAACGACAGCAACGCCCAGGGCGTTATGGGTATCGGCTTCCTGAAGCAGAAAGCCACAGGCTACCTGGCCGCCAGTAAAGACTCGGCTGTGACCGATGCTTTGGCTGGGGCCAACAAGAAGCTGGAGGCAATGCAGGCCCGCCTGGATGCCATGGAAGCTGACGCCACGACCGTAGCAGATCTTGCTGCAGTAGCGGATGAGCCCGCCGAGGAAGCCGAAGACAAACCCCGCAGACGACGCGGCGCAAAGTAGAATAAACCCGACAGGAGAGCCTCATGGCTAAAGCAAAGAAAAAAGCAGCCCCGGCGCAGGAAGGGCACGAGTGCTTCAGCGCCACCTCAATCCCGATGGGCGGCTCAACCGCCTTTTGCGATGTGTGCGGCACACCCACCGTGAACGTGATTAAACCGGCAGAGCCTGAAGAAGCTCCCGAAACGGAAGACTAAGAGGTATGTATGGCTCGTACAGCGACAGCGTTATATATAATCAACAGGGCGGCAGTTGAAGCGGGGCTAATAGCCTCGCCAGACCCGTACGCGTCCACTGACGAGTCATACATCCAGCTTAGAGGTCTGCTGGATGCTGCAGGGCAAGAGCTTGTAGAGCTGCACGATTGGCAAACCCTGCTGCAGCAGTTCGACCTGACTACCGCAGCTGGCGACACCGGCAAATACCCCCTGCCTGACGACTTCAGCCACATGGTTGACCAAACGGGCTGGGACAGGACAAACGACCTGCCTCTCGGCGGGCCGCTAAACTCGCAGGAGTGGGCGTACCTTGACGGGCGCGATTTCGGCAGCTCGACTATCTACGCCAGCTTCCGGCTGGCCGATAATTCGCTGCAGCTATACCCCACACCCGTGCCTGAAGGCATCAACATCCGGTTCGAGTATGTGTCCCGGAACTGGGTGCAGGCAGCAGACGGCACGACTAAAGATCTGGCCGAAGCACCCGACGACATCATCACGCTCGATCCGCTAGTTATGATCAAATTCCTGAAGCATAAATTCCTCCAGGCGAAGGGCTTCGACACCGCCGGGTCGGCCACCGATCTGGAAAACATATTCAACTCCCGCACAGGCAAAGACGCTGGCGCGTCAGTGCTTAATGCGGGTGGCGGGTCGCCGGGGTATCCATACCTCGGCGGTAAATCAATACCGTTCACGGGGTACGGAACACTCTAATGAGCATAGCAAGGCAGAAGGTTAAACCGCTCATAACTGATAAGAGCAGCCCAGCAGTACAGACGTATACGCTGCCTGCTTCTGTGGGCGGAATTAACGCGTTGGACGGGTTGATGACCATGCCGCCAACGGACTGCCTGTACTGCCACAACCTGATGCCTGTGGAGTATGGCCTGACCTTGCGCCGTGGGTACACGCAGTGGGCGTCAAACGTCGGCGACCCGGTAAACACCCTGATACCGTTTGAGGGCCAGGTGGCTGACGCTACGCAGGACAGGCTGTGGGCGGCCACTCGAAAAGGGATATTCAACGTAACCCTTGCCGGCACCGACGCACCGGTGCAGGAAGTGACTTTCGCAGACTCCTCGCCTGCGGCGGGCTTCGGCGTGTGGACAGAATTCACCAACGATAACAATGATCGCTACCTGTTTTACGCCGACGAGGCGAACGGGCTGCACGAGTACGCAGAAACAACAGAAGCGTGGAGCGTACCGGCCATAACCGGGCCTGACGTGACAAAAATAGCCTTCGTAACCAGCTGGAAAAACCGGCTGTGGTTCATCGAAAGAGATAGCGGCGTGGCGTGGTATTTACCCGTGGCGGCAAAGGCCGGGGTGGCGAAGCCATTCTACTTCGGCTCAAAATTCTCGCACGGCGGCGACCTGCGCTCGATATTCAGCTGGACCATCGATGGCGGCGCTGGTATAGACGATTTATTCGTCGCCACAAGCCGTGGCGGCGACGTGCTGATCTACAAAGGGTACGACCCCGAGACAGTGGCCACCTTCGACATGGTGGGCTCGTTCTTTATCGGCGAACTGCCCGACTCCAGACGCCTTGGAGTGCAGTACGGCGGTGAGCTATACCTGCTGTCAACGCACGGCATCACCAGCGTACGGGATCTGCTGCAGGGGGCGGTGTCGTTCAACGGCGGGAAGTCTCCGGCAGCCAAAATAAGCCGCATACTGCGCGACAAAGTGGTCGACGGCAAAGACGAACTTAACTGGGCTCTGCACGTCTACCCGACTGACGGATTCCTGCAGATACTCACCCCTTACGAGACAAAAGACGCGCCGATCCAGCTCAACCAGAACCTGCTGACCGGGGCGTGGGGTATGTGGCGCGATGTACCGGCTAACTGCACGGTTGCGTGGGATGCCGGGTACTACATCGGCGATAAATCAGGCAATGTGTGGCAATACGCCGGCGGCGTAGACCGGGAGCTGCTGGATAACACAGCGCCAGAGGCCATAGGCGTCGCCATCGAGTTCGACCTGCTCACCAGCTTCAGCCCGCCAGGCGGCGACCACGCGAACTACAAACGCGTCGGGTTCGTACGCACTATTGGCGTTATCAGCGGCGACGAGGCCATGAACATAGGCGTAATATACGACTACAAACTGAATGCGATGCTCGCACCGCCTTCTGACAGCCCCACAGGCGCATTATCGATATGGGATGACGCTATCTGGGACGGGTCGCGCTGGACGTTTAATCTGGCCGGTGTGGGCTTCGTAGAGGGCTCTTTAGGCATCGGGCGTACCGTGGCGGTAATCATGCGGGGCACGTCTACCGACAGGCTGACCATAATCGGGTGGGATCTGACGTACACCCAAGGCACGTTCCTGTGATCAGGTTCAAGCCATTGACGGAGAAATTTGAGTGGGAGTGGATCTGGGAAAGAGCGCACCCGCTGGCCTGCAAGGACACGCAGGGCATCGTGGCATACGACGAGCGCGGGGTGCAGGCCGTATGTGTGGCCGACAGCTTCACCATAGACGCTTGCAGCGTCCACTTTGCCATAGATTCACCCTTTGTAATACGAGCGGGGTTCTTCAATGAAGTTGCAAGGCACTTATTTGTCCAGTGCGGAAGAGAGCGCATTTTTGGCCTTCTGCCTGCAGATAATGAAAAGGCTATTAAACTCGATCTCCACATGGGGTTTCGCGAGGTTGCTCGGATACCTGACGCGTATGCTCTGGGCGTGGACTACATTGTGGTTCGCATGGATAAGGGCGACACCCGTTGGCTCACTGACGAGCAAAGAGAACAGAAGGAGGCCGCATAGTGGCTAAGGATACAGGCGAAACACAGCAAGCGTATGCAAACCCTGAGCAGAAAACGGGGTATTGGGACGACAATTCCAAGGTGACGTACTGGGACTCGCAAGCCCAAGAGTACAAAACTGTAGCTGTCGATAAGGCCGACCCCAGAGGCCCCATAAACGACCTCAACCTGAAGAACTACCAGAATGATGCGGATAATGTTTACCGGCATTTTGTAGATAC